GCGGAGAAATTACATAAAAGAACTACAGAGGTTAAAGAATTGACTTATGAATCCGTGAGTTGGGTTGTAAATAAAGCAAAAGAAACATTCGTGAAGAATTATATAGCTAGACATAATAAATGGCCTTTGTGCTCGATCTCTATGATGAAACCAGGTCGTGATCCCCTATTACAGGCAATGTTGAAAAATAAAAGTCCTGATAACCCGAAGATTATCAATGATTACGGTGTTATAACAATTGATGATTGGGCTCGATTGGATTTAGAGAAGATTATGGAATTCCAATCATTGGATAACATAATTCCCTACCTTAAAGATAAATCAATATCTGTTCTTAGAAATAAAGTTTTTCAAATGTATATAAGGAATGAGGGAAATAAAGCCCCACATAAATGGGAAGAAACGAGATTATTATTATACTATCTGCTTAATCCTCTCAAGAAGATTGATCATCAACAATTTCTGGAAGAATATGCAAAAACGGAGGATTTGGCCACATTGGCAGATTATTTAATAATACGTCTAGTCCCTAAAGAAAAAGAACATAAGATAGCATTTAGAGGATTTGGAGTTAAATCATATTTAGACAGAGCTAGAAATTTAGCTCAGGAGAAGAATACGGCCAAATTCTTGAATTTATATTGTGATGAACAATCTATGACAATGGGGGAAATAGACATTAGTAAAAGATTATACGCATATAGAACAATTTTGAAAGCTTATTCTGGCTATAAAGTTCTTTATGTCAATTTTGATAGCTCTGGATGGAATAATTGCTTTAGGAAAGAAACAGTAAATCCCGTTATGAGAGAAACATTAGCAAAAATATTTGGAAATGATGTGATAGCTAGAATACATGAAGCATATGAGAATAGTTTGTTCTATATACCTGATGGAGATTCTACATACTATTGGGAAGGACAACAAGGTGGTATAGATGGACTTAATCAGTATGCTTGGGTATGGGTATATATTAATCAAATCAAATATGCTATGAAAGATTTACCGGTAAAATATCATATGTTTTGTAAAGGAGATGATATGAGATTGGCTGTTATGATTCATCCTAAGCTATTAGAGGTTCAAGATATGAAAGGTTGGCATGCTCAATTAGTGAATCAGGTAAACATTGTTGCAAAAGAATTTGGCCACGAGATTAAAGTTCAAGAATCTTATGGTAGTGAGAATTATTTCACATTTTCTAAATGCTCTAGCCTTGGTACTATAGAGTTACCACAAGGGTTTAGGAAGATACAAAAAGTTTATGGTGCGAACAATGCTATAATTGCTGTGTTAGATGAATATATAGCTAGCTCCTTCAGTAATGCACATAGTGCTTCTCGATACATGACAAATACTTACTCTGCTTATTTTACAGCTTTAGTATGGTCATATTGGCAATTAAGTAGTAGCAGTTACTATACAGAATGTACAGACATTGAAATGATGTCATTATTATTAATTCCTAATATGCTAGGAGGATTTCCTATAATTTATTTACACAATATGAGAGTCAGAGCTGAATCAGATCTTCTTTCACCATTTATAGCGATGTTGCAATTTTCAAGAAAATATAATATGATATTATTTAGAACGCTTAAGCATTTTATTAGGCACACTGTATATAAGACAGGAGTAACATCAACATTATATAGAGATCCTTATTGCCTTAATATTAAGATACCAATATTACCGTTATCTAAATTAAGATCATACATGTTACCTGCACTCAAGAGAAGGGTGAGAAACAGTGATATAAAGGAACTTATAAAGGCTAGTCAGTCTGTTTATTCTAAATCAGTTATAAAATGTTTAACATCAGCACAACCCCAAAATGTGAAAATACTATCAACTATATATAGTGCTACACCTGAAGGAGTTTTAGGTGAATTATTAAGGAAATTTGAATCCGGCCGAAGTATATTGGATCTAATATTATTGAGAAAAGAAAGACATAAGGGAGATCAAATATTAAGAACAGTCATATCTAGTGAAAGAAATCTGCAACAATGGAGATACAAGAAGATTAGTGGAGATCAT